TGGATGGCTTATGCTATACGATATTGTGGTGGTTATCAATTCACCGCAGGAACTCGTAAAATATGGAATGTTGCTGGTGCAACTAATTTAGAAGAATTAAGAGATAGAACATCAAGACAAGTTTTAAGAAGATTAAAAACGGAAGTGTTAGATTTACCCGAGAAAATTATTACACCGGTTTATTTAAGATTAAAGTCAAAACTTTACGAAGGATTGATGGGTGAATATTATGATTGGTATAATAAGAACCCTGATGAATCAACCTCTTTAACGGTTCAGTTCAGTAAGTTAATGAAAGTTCGTCAAGTGATTGCGGAAGAAAAAATCAAAGACACTATTGAGTTAGCTGAAAATATTTTAGAACAAGATAAAAAAGTTATTATCTTTACCAACTTTACCGAAACATTAAACAGAATTGCCGACTATTTTGGAAAACAAGCGGTTAGATTAGACGGTTCAACATCAAAACCTCAACGACAATATGCTGTTGACCAATTCCAAGATAATGAAAAAATTAAAGTATTTGTTGGTAATGTTAAAGCTGCCGGAGTTGGAATTACATTAACCGCCGCTGAGGCCGTAATCATTAACGACTTATCTTTTGTTCCGGGTGATTTAGCGCAAGCGGAAGATAGGGCATACAGATACGGTCAAAAAAATTCAGTATCAGTTTATTACCCAATCTTTGAAAATACTATTGAAGGAATAATCTATGATATGATAAACGAAAAGAAACAAAACATCGGAACCGTAATGGGTGATAACTTAGAAGAAAGTGGTGATTTCATCTCAAATATTATGAATAAAATAAATAAATTATAAAAAGTTTGGTTATTCCAAACTTTTTTTTATCTTTGTCCCTTAATTTTAAAATCAAGCCTATATGAAAAATGATGATACAAAATCATATTTAGTCGTATCAACCGAAAAATCGGTTAAAACAACACCAAAAGAAGTGGAAGAATGTAGATTATTATTTAACAATAATCCCACCGTTAAGAATCTTTTTAAAAATAATATTAATAAAGTTCTTAAAGAGGTTTTCCATCAACACTACAAAAATAAAGATGAATACTCCCCCGGTGAGTCATACGGTATTTATGATTTAGAAATGTCGGGTCGTTCAGTAATCAACAAACTCAACACAAATTATAGTGCGTTTAGTGTGTTATTAAGAGACATTAATAAAGTTCTCTCGTCTATGCAACAACCAATAATTGTTTTTAATTATCAATCATCTCAAAACCAAATACTACAAGTTCATAGATTAAATCATTTTATTGACCTTTATAAAAATAGAATCTTTGATACCAACTCCGCCACGTTCCAAACCATAATGTTTGTTTTGAGTCAAACTCACGCTTGGGGACAGAAAAGAGAAGATAATACTATCGTATTACTTAAAAAACAATTTGGAGAAAAAAATGTAAAACCAATAGGTAAATTAGGTAGTTCCCAAGATATGATTGGTGGAATAGATACTATAATTGAAATCAACGGGAATCAAATAAACGCTCAAATTAAACCATTCACTCATTTACTAACCGAGGATAATTTAACTCACGTTATGGGTGCCGGTAATGTTAAAAAATATAAAACCGATTGGATAATCTTTTCAAAGAATAATAAAGAGATATTAGTTTTTGATAATAAAAACTCAAAAATTGTTGATGGTAATTTTGTTTTTAACAAAGAGAATTTAATTTATACTCTTAGCTGATATTTATATAGAAACACAAATCTATATGGCAATTATCGCAGAACCGGAAAGAACCCAACTTTATACTAGAATTAGACACCTGTTGGGAGCACCACTTCGTTCAGTGGAACTTGAAGACGAACAAATGGATAGTTTGTTAGAGTTATCTATTGGTGACTACTCACAATATATTCAAGATTGGTTGGTGGAGTCTCAATGGACATCCCTATCCAATTTAAATCTTGATACTCAATCCTTATCAAGAGCATTCATAACCAAAAGTTTAGATTATGAAACTCGTTATACCTATGCTTATTCCAAAATTGTTGGATTACAAGCCGGTGGTGATTGGGAACTTAAAAAAGATTATATTGAATTAGTTAGAGGACAACAAATCTATGAAATACCTGCCGGTAGAGAGATTAATGAGATTATGTGGTACACTCCGGCTGAACTTAATAACTTACTTTTTGACCCTTGGACTTTCGGAGCGTTAGGTGCCGGTGGTCTTGGAGGACCGGGTGGTTTTTCACAAATGGGTATGTCAGGTTCATACTTTATGATGCCGGCATTTGATATGTTATTAAGAATGCAAGAAATAAACATTCAAAGGAGAATCATTGCTGGTGAATTAACATATAGAATTACCGCTTTACCTGAGGGAAAAAAGGCGTTACATTTAATGCAAGTACCCGGAGGTAAATTTGATTTTGGAAACGCTACTATGATGAGGGGTAAAGTATGGTATTGGTACTACGGAGCTGAAGGTCCTGATAGAGATAAATGTTTAAAAGACAATCCGGATATTATCAAGTTACCATCAGACGTTCCATTAGATACAATTGATTGGGTTGATTTAAATAATCCCGCACAAGTTTGGATTCGTCGTTGGTTCACTGCCTACTGTAAAGAAACATTAGCAAGAGTTCGTGGTAAATTTAGTGGGAATATCAAAACTCCGGATAGTGAATTACAAATGGATTATGCGTCATTAGCAACTGAAGCTAAAGATGAAAAATCAAAATTAATTGAAGAGTTAATTGGTGCTGAAGGTAAATTGACAAGATTACGTCCTGATAAAGTTATGGAGCGTGAAGCATTATTAGCCGAGAATCTTAACAAACAATTAAAGTTCAGAGCAATGCCAAGACAAATATATGTAATTTAATTTATATGACATTTATAACAAGAACAAAAATAGGAAACAAGTTATTCGGGTCAATGTCCGATTTACCAAATAAACCCGCTATTAAAGTTGTGGAAATTCCTGAGTATAGAACTAACGGTGAAGAAGTTAAAGATGTTGATAATTGTAGAGTATTGTTAGACCAAAACACAACAGAACACGTTGTAATTAAAACTTTAACGAAAGTTTTAATTTTACCTATGATGGGTCAAATTGATGAACAATATGATGAAATACTAATAGATAAAGGTGCTTGTGTTGAATTTTTTAGGGTTGACGGTGGTTGGTATATAATTAGTTCCGACGGTTTAAAGTTAGAATAAAAAAAGGTGTCGTTAGACACCTTTTCTTTTTATAATATTTTACTTCCTTTTTTTAAATTATCTTCAGCCCATAATGGTTGGAGATTTGTATAATGACAAAGTTTATAAATTTCTTCTTCACTATTTGCAGATGATAATGGAATTATGTGGTCTATATGAATATGTTGTCCCATTAATTCCCAAGACATTCCTTCTGTAAATTTTTGTTCTAAATATTCTTTTAAGAACTCCGGAGAACACCCGACAATATCAAAGGTTTTATTTTTTTTAGTGATATTAGTTTTAATTAAAAAATGGTAAATCCTTGAACGACATAATTGAGATATTTTATAAATTATATTATTTTCTAATAATTTTTTTTGATATTGAGCTCTCCTTATTTTATTATTTTTTCTGTATTCTTTAATTCGTTCTTTATGTTTTTCTTTATTTTTATGATATGATTTATTTTTAGTTTCTTTTAATTTATCGTGATTCAAAATTTTATAATTTAACCCTTTTTCCTTTATAGTTTCTTTATTATTGTTGTAATATTCAGAAATTGTTTTTTTTCTTTTTTCCGGATTTTTTTCTCGATATATTTTACTTTCTAACTTCCTACAATCATTACAATGTAATCTCAACCCATCCTTTCTTTTTTTATCCACACCAAATAGATTATAATCTTTTTCCTCTTTACATTTACTACAAATCTTTGTTTCCATAATACTCTTTAAGTAATTTTTCAATTATTCGAGAAGGTTTTTCACCATCAGTTTTAATTTGGTAATATATCCCTTTATCTAAACAAATACTAATACTTATTTTTTTATCGTTATAATCTTTTGGAGGTCTTCCCATATCTATAAATATCTTATTTTTATATAAAATTACTAATTTAACAATTATTTAACTTAATTAATATGTTCTTCCCATCCCGGTTCCGCTAAATCATAAATATAGTCAGGGCTAACTCCGACTTTATTCCAAAATTTTAACTCTAAATCGGTTATTGTTAATAAATCTTCAATTGTATCTTGGTCAGTATCTTTATTTGGAACCCCACTAACTAATTCACACTGAGTTTTAGTGAAAAACCCTCTCTCATCTGGATTAGAAATTAATAAACTTTCTCGTAACTCCTTGTTAAAAACAATTAATAATGGTTCAACTTTTTTATTAAATGTTGTGATTGCTCTTGCAACATTATACTCACCTATTAAATCGGGATTATTTTCAATTTCAGTTTGGTCTAACAGATAACAATTAAGTTGTATTGTAGAGTCAGTATTGTCAGCATTTGCAAGTCTGTACGCAACATCTGTTGGGATACCTACGTTTGCTTCTTTATTATCCGCGTCAGAACGAACCCAATTATCGTCAGACCAAGATTTTTCCCACCCATTTTTTAATAAAAACTTTTCTTTTTCTTTATAGTGAGCGGAATCATATGATGAAAAATATAATTCTATTTGTTTTTCGGACCAACCCTTTTTAGGTTTATTTACTTTTTGAACATCCCCGTGAGACGCTCTCTCACCATTATTAACATAACTAATCACATCACCCAACGAAACTTTTAAGTTGTGTTTAATTGCCAGTTCAAGGTGTGCCATCCTTGACATTAACGACCCCGCCTTTGTTTTTTGATTACATCTCTTTTTATAATCATCAATAGATAATTTAACCCTCGCTCTTTGAGCAATTTGTTTTAATGGGATTTGTTGGTCATAAATTCTTTGGTGATATTCAAAATACCACTCAATAAATTCTTGACCTTTTCCTTCCAATAATAATCTTACACCTTTATCTAAAAATACCTCAATATATAGTGGTAATTTTTTAGATTTAATTGAGTTTCCGGTTAATTTAATCTTACCGTTGGATTCCATCGTGGCGTAATTTTTTCTACTTAAATTAATACAAGAATCCCAAGTCCCATCACAATCTAAACCTTGTGCTCCTTTCATAAACAAATCATTATATTCTGCAGTATCTGCATAATATCCACGATATTCTTTACCCTCTTTAACCAACCAATTTAATCCTTTTCCAATATAAACTCTATCCTCAACACCTTCTTTTGGCAAACTAAAATTCACTCCGTCAGTGTCGAGAACCAAAGGTGTGTAACCCCTTTTAACGAAGTATTTAACCATCTGACGAAGATATTGTCTTCCGGTACAAGTTATCTTTTCCCCACAGTTCATTTCCCCCCATTCATATACGTGAGGAGCGCTTAAACCACCGAATAATGAATTTATGAATATCTTGATTGGTAACTGTTTACGGTCATACGATAAAGATTTTTTTGGGTCTATAGTTTTATATTCGGAAGCTAAATTTTTATACATAATACGAGCGTTACGGAAGTAAGCCAACATACCTTTCATTCCACCCATTACATCACACTCAGGGAACACATCGTGAGTTAGTTGAATAGATGGATATAAAGAAGAATAATCTAGTTTTAATACCTCAGTAGAGTAACCAACTTTAAGTAGTCGTGAGAGACCCCCTACGAAGTCTGTCTTCTCTTCTTTTTGGGGTATCGCTAAATTATGTTTATAAGAAAACGCCAACATTATCATTCTCCAAATCGTAGCAGTCCCCATCGTTGAAACTCTTTCATATGTTGTTGGTACCATCGATGCTAATAGAAACGTTCCTTGGTTGAATTCATCATCCACTGTCAACGTTTCCTCTAAGTCATCGTCAAGATATCTCTCTACAATATTATCACCTGTAACCTTTAAATATTTACCCGGAAATCTTGTGTCTAAATTATTGAAGTCCGGATTGTCTGCTTTCTTATATTTTCCATTCTCAACGTTTAACCAATACTCTTCTTTTTTGGCATACATCGGTCCAATATCTAAGTGGTCAATATAAACTCGGTCGGGGGCCTCTGCTTTAATATATTGAGTAATGTATTTAAGTCCCGCAGATTTGATACTTGAATTGATTGCTTGTGCTCTACGAACTGAGTGGATTATATCAATAATGTTATAACCCCACAATTGAGTTTGTGAGAATCTCTCCACCTCGTTGGCAAGTTTTAACATACCGTCTTTTTGAGAGATAGGTCTTGCCGGGTTTAATGATTTGGCAATCTTTTTAATATCTAAATTAAGTGCCTTACATCTTTCAAATATCCAAAACCAATCAAAGTTTGCTGAATTGTATCCACCAATAATTGATGGTTTAAGTTCGTCAATAATATTGAAAAACTCAACTAAACCTTTTCGTTCTTGGTCTTCGTCAGCACACTCAATAACTTTTTGGTATCCTTTGTTGGTTTTAATTCCAATCATAAATATACGACCATCCTTTGGTTCCAAAGAGGTCGTCTCCAAGTCAAATCCGAGTCGGGTGATGTCGTTGTATTCTTCATACCCTTTGAATAATCTTTTCTCTCTTGAGATAAGGAACTGT